AGACAATTCTCTAATAGTGCTTATATGAGTTATATTGACAATAAACAATGTTGTAACTTTGGTGGTGGTTATGAAGATTCTTATTGGTGGCACAATCAGGCCTTCAACTTTACAGCTGGAGACAATGACTCTATGTACTGTGTAGCGATTAAAGGTGGTTTAAATTCTACCGTATCTTGTAGAAATGTTCAATTTACTTGTTTCTATTAATAAATATCTTAGTGAGGTTTAAAGAATGCCTAATGGATTTCTTACAACAGAAAATATCTTAGATACCGATACACAGTTGCTTGGTTATCCTGAACAAGTTTATTATTCAGGTGCTTCAGGTGTCAATGTAGATAACACTAACTTAATTATTTCCTTGACAGGTGAAGTCGGTAAAGTTTATAATGGCGTAAATCCGATTGTTGTCAATAACGAAGAGAACTTAATCAGTGCTAATAGTGCACCGATTGGAGTTCAAGAACCACTTTACTTTGTACAAGACGATGATGAAGCTGTCATTATTGGTTTGAGTGGTGAATATGTAACACCAAGTGATATTACTGGCAAGCTAGATACCAGTTCTTTTGAAAGCTGGCAACAAGGTCAATATACCAATGATTTGACTGCTATCAATGAGAAGATTAATGAAGTAAGCTCAAACATTCCTTCCATTGAAGGACTTGCTACAGAACAACTTGTTGAAGAAACAAGTGCAACAATCGTTTCACAGATACCTAGCACAGCTGGACTCGCAAGTGAAACTTATGTTCAAGAACAAACAAGTGCTAAAGCTTCTAAGAGTGACTTAGAAACTGTTTCAGGTGATATTGTAAACTTAATACCAGATGTAAGTAACTATTATACTAAAGACGAAACAAGTGGTGCTGCACAGTTAGCGGAGGCTTTCTCAAACATTCCATTAGGTGATGAAGAAGTAAATGAGCTTGTTCATAGTAACAGTGCTTCTTGGAATGAAGTAAGTTCTAAGTTAGATGAAAGTACTTTTCAACAAGCTAGTGGACTATTTCTTACTGCAATCCCACAAGAATACATTACTGAGGGTGATATACCAAACTTCATTAGTGCTAAATTGGATACTTCTTCTTTTGCTGATGTATCTGGAAGTTTCTTAACAGCTGTGAACATTCCTGAAAGTGCTACTTGGAATGAAACAACAACTGTTGTACAAAGTAACTCTGCTCAATGGGCTGAAGGTGGAAGTACAAGTGGATTTGTAAGTGGTTCAAATACTTTGTTTGTACCTCATTACCCAGGAGCTTCAGATGGTAAAGTATATTCTGCAAATATATCTGGTGATATAACTGTCAATTATGGAGATTATTTTAATAGTGGTGAAAATATTAATATTTACGCTACTTATTCACTATCTTCAGTTGGTTCACAGATTGGTGACAAACTAAACAAGAGTGTTATAGAAGGTTCTAAAACATTGTCTATAATTGATGATAAGGCCGAAGTTTATTCATTAGCATATAAACCAAGCCAACTCGTTTCTACTGGAATAAGAGTAGATAATTATAGTTCACCAGATAGTGTGTCTATCACCACAACAACCCAACCCCCTTATAAGCTATATTCTGCTTGTCTTGTTATTGAATCAGATGGTTTTAACAAAAACCGTATTCCTGGTGGTTGGAACTTTGTGAACTCAGCAAACGGTTCAGCAACATTCTCTAGATTCTATAAGAACCAAAGTTATGACAATATTATTTTTCCTGGTTTCTGGGACTACAATTTAACCAATGCTTCTGCATATTCTGTTGCTTATAGTGGAGTTGTAATAGACGCTTTAGCTTTTAAATCAGATTTAACTGGTGCAGCAGGTGACCCTGAAGTTAATCAAGTTGTTCATACAAATTCAGCAACTTGGAACACAGTTACAGATAAGTTAGATACGACAGCATTTAGTGATGTTAGTGGAACATTCTTGACAGCTCACCAGGCAATAAGTGCTGAAGAATGGAATGACTGCTATGACAATGTGAACACAAATAGTGGTGCTTGGGGTGGTAGTGCTTTGCCAATTAGTGCTGGTCCTGGAATTAAGGTTAATTTGGTTGATAATACACTTGTGTTTAGTAATGATGAAACTGTATTGTGGAGTGGTGATGTTGTGCCTAATGGTTTAACTCCTGTAGCACAACTATCAGAACCCATATCTGCTTTTGATTCTTATGAAGTTTATTGTACATTTGAAAGTATGTACCCACCTAAAGTTTCTAAGTTCAAAACTCCAACAACATGGGAAACACAACCTAATACAAATGTTTATTTCGGTGGTATAGCGGAATCAGTTTCTTGGAAACCAACTGAAAACAATGCTATAATGCACGCATATCTTTCATTAGGATTTGGAACAAATTTAACTGATTTCTATTGTATATCAGGAGCAAATCTTGATTTAGGTGCTGCAGCTAATGCTACCGCTACTAGAAATAATTATGCAGCTGGTTTATACCACGTCTACAAGATTATCGGCATCAATCGTAAGTAATGAGGTCAAACAATGCCTGATACATACAAATTACAATACGATGGAATGACACTTACATATCCGGGATGGAATGGGTATGTGATGTATGAGGGTCTTTCACCATATAATATCACTTACACAAATGACGGTCACGGTACAGTAACTGGTCCTTTATCTGCTTATGGTGGAGATATAGTCACTTTGACTTCAACTCCAAATCAGTATTATACTTCTAATGGTTATGATGTAACAGGTGGTATAATAAACGGTAATGACTTAACCGTTAATGATGAATGTACAGTTTATGGTAAATTCACTCTTCAAAACAGTGCATTACTTTATACCGACAACACAGAAACTGTTGCTACTGCAATAAATCGTTCATTCTCAGTATCCATTCCAACAGCTTTTCCTTATGTCGCTATAAGATTTGATTGGTATGACTCACACCCAAGTGTTTGGGCTTACAATAGAAATGTTTGTGGTATATCAGTTAGGGCACACTATTCATATAGTCCTGGTTTGCAGAAAGTATGTAAGCCACAGAACAGCTCTTCAGCTATGAATGCCGCTACACTTTATAAGGCAGATGGTGGAGCTAATATTGCTGCTAACAACACTAATGCTGGTTCTTATACAACAGTTAATTATGCTTGGCATAATAAGACAACAGGATTTAGTGCAGCTGTTGCAGGAACTTGGAGATACAGAGATGCTAGAAGCAATAACATTTCCACTTTAAGCAATATAACTTGTACAAATGAACAGACTGCTAGTAGATACAGATGTACTTTCGGTTGTAAGAATGTTAGAGTTGCTTGCTTTAAGAACGCTGAAGATTGTTTAAAGACAACTTGGTAATCTGATAGTGAATTTTTCACTGCGTTTCAATAAATAGTATAAGAGGTCCTATGAATTTAACAGTATCAAATACAAATAGAATATTAAGAAGTGGCAACGGTCCAACTGTTGAATATACAGGACAAGACCCAATACAAGTTAATAACGCCACTCATATTATTTCCTTAAATTCTGCTTTCAGTGCTCAATTTGCTGAAAGTGGAGTTGAAGCTAAAGTAGATGAACTTTCTTCCTGTTGTGAACAAGTTCATTCTTCTATTTCTTCTCTTGAAACTCAAGTTAGTTCACTTGAAACACAAATAAGTGCTATAAGTTCTGAAATACCTGATACAAGTGATTTCATCACTAAAGCTAGTGCTGATACACTTTATCAACCCATTGGAGATTACTTAACTCATGATGAAAGTGGTGCTTTCCAACCAGCAGGAGATTATTTACTTCGCAGTGAAAGTGGAGCTTTTCAACCAAGTGGAGATTATTTAACAGTTGGTATTTTAAATACTTTAGCAACAAAGCAAGAAGTTAGAATTACTTCAGGCTTTATTCAAGGTGAAATAGATTATATCAGTGGTGCTATAAGTGCTTATCCTAACAGAGATGAACTTATTGAAGGTGACTACATTAAACTTACAGACAATAGTGCTAATCATACAACAGAAATCAGTGTAACAGGCTTACCAAACTTCAATGATTTTGCTTCAAAAGGTGATTTAAATGCGTTATCTAGTCTTGTGGATAGTGTTAGCAGCAATGTTAGTTCTATCAGTTCAACTGTTTCTAGCAGTGTTACTTCCTTAAGTTCTGATATTGCTTATGTTTCGGCTCATTGTTTAACAGGTCATCAGAGCTTAGACGATTATTACAAGAAAACCGAGACTTCTAGTAAACAAGAAATTAGTGCAGCTCTTGCAAGTCTTCAACCAGGAGACGCAGAAGTAAATCAGGTGGTTCACACATATAGTGCTGAAGGAAAATGGCTCATAGCATCAGACTTAGACCCTTACTTACAAAAGAGTGAAAGTGGTGTATTTCAACCAAGTGGCAATTACTTATCTGCTAATGCACTTGAAGGCTACGCTACAGAACAATGGGTGAATGACCAAGGCTTCATAAAGACTGAAACTGATTGGACTAACACGATAAAGGAAGCTAGTGCTAATGCTTATAATGAAGCTGTCGCTCAAATCCCAGCACCATTTGACCCTACATTCTTATCAGGTGAAGTTGATAAGAAATTGGATAAGAGCTTCAGTAGTAACTTCTACCCAATGACCGGTAATCCAAGTGGTTTCTTGACAGCACACCAACCACTTACTGATTATGCTAAGGCAAGTGCTTTGAACTTCTATCTAACAAATGAAGTTGCCAATGAGTTATCAAGTAAGTTATCAGACGATATACAGTATGTGAGTGCAAATTGTTTAACAGCTGAAACAGACTGGACAAATACAATTACGGCTGCAAGTAGTTATGCTTATTCACAAGCAGTTGGACAGATACCTGAAGTCACAGGATTTGCTACAAAAGATGAATTAACAGGATATGAAAGTAAAATTAACTGGTCTTATGTGGAGGTTTAAAGATGAAATTAATTAGTGGAGCTAATGGAAGTGGATTTTATGCTTACTCCGCAAACAGTGCTGCCATAGCAACAAACGATGATTTAGGTAGAAAGATAAGTGAAACTTATTTGACTGCAGTTGATTTATCACCTTATGCCACAACAGCTCAAGTTGATACAGTATCAAGCATTTTGAGTGCTGGTTTGGATTATGTTTCAGCCAACGCAGGAGCAGATGTAGAATTTGCAGGTAGAAATGGGTATATTTCTGCAATAAATTCAAGTGCTATAAGTGCAAGTGTTGGTCCTTTTATTAGAAAGGGTGATAATGATGGTGATGCTGATTTCACATTAAATTGGGGAAACCAATCTACTAAATACTCAAGTAGTGGATTAAGTGCTTTAGGTGAATGTTGGGGATATGCAGATGTTATTGTTACAACTTACAATGGTGGTTCATCAGCTACAACACACAAACTAACAGAAAAGTTAGATACTACAGCTTATAATCAGTTTTCTTATACAGCTGGAACTGGCATTAATTCTGCATTATTAACTGCTGGTATAATTTCTGTAACAGGTGAGTTTGGAAAAACTTATACAGGTGAAAGTCCAATAGTTGTCAATAACACTACTGATAAAATTAGTTTAGATACAACAAATACTTGGTCACTTAGTGCTGGTACAAATATGAGCATTGATGAAGTTGGTAAAACACTTGTATTTAATGCTCAAGGTGGTGGTTCAAACTTTGCTGCTGAAGGTTCATTCTTTAATAATGATGATGAAACTGTTGAAAAGAACTTATCAGGTATTGGTTTTTATGAACAAGCTAATTACCGTGGTTCTTATCAAGTTCTAGGTTCAGCAAATGATGGAACTTGGCACGGGTATGGTTATACAATGAGTTTACCTGAGGGAGTTCTACTAAGCGATATAAATGCTTCAGCTAGTACTTATGCTTTATCCGCAGTATCTTCACTTGTTAGACCAATGGTATATGCTGATATTACTTTTAGTGCTGTAAGAGATACTTTCAAAGCTGGAGGTGTTGTTATACCTTATGAAGTTAACCAGGGTTATTCAATTGTTTATGATTATGTTGGAAGTTCTGTAAATGGTTCTTATTCAAGTTACAACTTCCATAACTTACAGTTTAATGGATATGGCACAGTATTGACAATTTCATCTTTTAATGATGGAGCTACAACTGGTGTATTAAAACACAGTGATAGATACTTTGCTAGTCCAAGTGATGTAGCTGCAGTTGACAGAATTGTACTTGTACCAACAAGTGGTGATATTCCTGCAAGTGGTTCAAGTGATAATAAGGTGTATATTGTAACAGGAACTGTCTAATGATTCTTACAAATGCTAAAGAAATAATTGTAAATGGAAGACCCATTTTAGACGCTTATTGTAACGGTGCTCATATCTGGCCTAATAACCAGATATTGAGCTATCGTGTTTACATTCAGTGGAGTCCAGAGAAGAATGACAATATCTGTATTGATGGAATGACTTGGAATGGAGTTCAACTTACAACAAGTATGTTTGAATATAAACCTGGTTCAACAACATACTTAGACGCTTCCTACAATAACAATGGAAGTTGGCAACAGATGACTACTGAAGAAGTCAATAAGATGATTAATTCAAGCACAGAGTCTTTGCAGAAATATTGTAGAGGTATATCATTTAGACTTAAACCAGATTATGGCTTTTCACAATTTACTTTTACAACAGACCAATATTATGCTCCAACAGGAACTTTACAAGTACAAGTATATGAAAATGAAAGTGAAAAGACTACAACTTGTGTGGAAAAAATAGTTACGCAAGGTGCTAATACAACTTATACTTTCAATAGAGGAGATATTGACTAATGATAGATTCTTACAATGGAAACTTATTATATCACGGTGGAAACTTCGTTGGTGGAGTTGAGAAAAGAGACTACATTGAACCTAATGTAGTCTTAAGAACTGATTTTGGATATTTTTATCCTTATCAAGCGTCAGCTTCACCTGTATTCAGTTGTACAGATGTACCAACAGGTGCTTCCGCAATAGGAACATCTGCAACTTATTCTACTGCTTGGCATTCTTGGGGAGCACCTACAGTTAATGACTGTTATGTTTACAGTGCAGCTTGGAGTGGTGAGATTTACCATAACTATATACAGAAAAACACTTTGACCGCTAAGCAAGATATTAATAAGGTATGGAAAGGAACAGATAGACCAATACCTACTTATGTTGTTAAAAGATGGTTTGAACCAAATTATGGAGATGAAAATTATGGTTTCTATCCTGTGAATGCTTTGGAAGGTTTAGGATTAATAAGTATCTGTTATGATAGAAGTCACAGTGCAAGTGAAATTAAGCCAAGTGGTTATCAGTTAGACTGTTCACATATAAAAAACTATGCAGTACTTAAAGCTGATTTAGGACCAAGTTCTTATGCTTGCTTCAATGTGCTTGGTAAATCAACTAGCGGTCCAAACTCAGGTTGTTATTGGATTGAAAACTTAACAGCTCTTGATTGTAGTGCACTTGTTGGTGGTCCTGTTGGTAATAGTAACGAAAGAGGTCTTTATCCTTATGTTATTAAAAATGCTTTGTTCTCACTTGCGTCTGGTATAGATTATTCTTTTCATAAACTTGGTTGTAAGTATGCCATAAATGTAAGTGGTGCTAATGAAGATATTAACAGAAACACACTTTATGCAGTTTATCTGAGCGGTTGTCACAATGTTCTGTTGGATAGTATGTATGTAACCACAAGCACAGGTTATAGATTTATTAACAACGGTTGGTGGAAATGCAGTAACTCAGATACTCATGAAGATTGGGAGTTTAGAGAATTCATAGATTATAACAGGGACTTGTGTGATACAGACGGTACTCCTTTACAACGCTGTATAATAGACAGTGATGTAAAAATCAGTAGAACTTTAACAGGAACTTCCTTACCTTACATAGAAAGAAGTAACATTGACCTTTCAGATGGTGATTACTGGAGAACGAGTAACTCAGTGTTCCAGGATAGTACTTTCAGTGGTATGTTGGTAGATATGATATATCCTACAAATAGTGGATTGTTGCCTAAAACTTCATTCACAAGTTGTACTTTTAAAAATGTCACTTGGTATCAAAAAAATAAGGCTGGAATAAATGCTATTTTCAACTTACCAAGTGCTTACACTAATAATTCAGGATTTTTGTTGGGTATTTGGACTTCCGCAAGTCTTTAAGAGGTAAGAGAGGATAAAGTATGGAAGAAATATTAACAAATGCTTTTAGTACAGGTGATATAAAAATTATCATTGTTGCTGTTATCTTGTACATAGTCATATCTGTTCAAAGAGGTAACACCAAAAAGGACAGAGATGGTACTGCTGAAGAGTTTGATAAAAGAGTTACCTTGTTGGAAAACGAAGTCAAGCGTGTTAAAGACTTAGACTTGGAAACTAAACTTGCTCAAATTCAGACGGACCTTCAATGGATTAAAGAGAACTTGAAGAAATAAGAAAAGGAGGGATTATCCCTCCTTTTCTAGGTTACTCTTTAAGAGCTTCTAAGAACATCTGTTCCTTTTCAGGTGTTCTTTTGTTAAGTGTAAAATAACGCTCCACTAACTTAGATGGGGTTGCAGCTATATTCCCGACAAGCGTCATATTTGTTAAAACGGCGCTTGATAAATTCCTCTGTGCTTTGAGTCAAGAAGTGACGCACAAATGCTATCTTCCAACAGGGAGGAGACCAGGGACTATCAATGTTAACTTCTCTTCCTTGCATAATGAAAGCTTTTCCTTCCAGCACATGGGCCGTATGAATATCCATTGTACAAGGCTTATTGGTCTTTTTCACTGAATACTTATGATGGAAGCATTCACTTATATTCACAGGAAGGTCTTTGTTATACAAACAGTCAATAGGTGCAATTTCAGTGAATTGTTCCATAAGAGTCTTATCTGGGTCATTATGGAGTAAGTTATTGTCCGTCATAACTTGCCAGCTTAAGTGTAAAACATCTGCATCAGGGAAAGCACTCCATAGTGAGTCCATACTTACACCTTTTTCAAGTATCAATCGTTCATCCGTATCTAAACAAGTCAAAGTTTCTCCAATGGGTAGATGGTTGAAACAGTGTTGGTATGCTGCAACTTGAACTCCAAATTCTTCACGGGCGTCAATTTCAATTGTTCCAGGAATGTTATAAAGTTCCTTTCCATTACAGTAGATGTAAATCTTATCAAAGAATGGCTTATGGTATTCAACAAACTCTTCTACTGCTCTTTTCTCTTCATTACTGATTAGACACAAGCTGTGCTGCATACTTTCTACTCCTCAGATTATGTTAAAAAACTTTTACCTATTGTACTATTGACAATTTCGGTAAAGCGATGTATATTTGGTAAGCCGAATGTCTGAAAGAAGGTGAAACGCTGCTCCGTTAAATGTTTCATATTTCTGCGTCCTGAAATTCCCTTCCATTCGGCACATTTGTATTTATCTCTATCGGTTAACAACACAGCCTCCTAGTAACTTCCTATCTGTGAACGGAGGCATTTTCATTTAAACTAAAGGAGAATTTATGAACAAGATTTTTTGTATGAATAATCTTAAAGAGTGTCTAAAGTATTTATTTTGTGCTGGTGGTGGATGGGCAGCTCCAATAATAATTGAAGTATTAGGAATTATGAGAGTCGGTGAAGGCTTGGCTATTGTATTAATCTTCACAGTTTCTATTGGTCTCTGTTTTTTATGGGAATACCTTGATGGTCTAATAGCTTATCTTATGAAAAGTAAAGAAGTGAAAGAACAATTACATCGTGAAAGATGGCAACTTGAAGTTGATAAATTTTGGTGTTGGAAAGTTGGGCTGACTCAAGGTAATAAATTTCTTGGAAGAGCTGAAATTGAAGAATGTTGTAAACTCATTGATAAGTTATGTAAGGACAGATATTTGAACATAGAAGACAAGAAAGTACTTTATGATAAACTTTGTTTGATGTGGACTGAGTATGATATGGGTGAAGTTTATAAGACCATACCTCCTGAAATTCAAAAGAAATGGAAGAAAGCCCAAGCTGATGACAAACTTAGACAGCTGAAAAAGGACTTCTAAAAGCACATATAAATAAGTTGTAAGGTGTAATAACCTTACACTCATTCAAATTCATATTCTATCATCATAGACCAAGGGCTTTTCTTATTCCATTTTCTGCCCTTGGTCTTTTTAAGTCCCAAATAAATAAGGGGTATGCGAAAGAGAAAGACATCAAGAAAGAACAAAAAGAAAATTACTGCAGAGCGTTTATATGAACTTATCTGTGAAGAGCAGGAACATAACCCACTTGTACGGTACAGCCTTCTATGAAACTAAGTTATTCCTAATGAAACTTGGCTATTCATTACCTGGGGCAGAGAAAGCTGCCCTTAGAGTAGAAGATGCCTATGATTTAAACTTCTACCGCAGATACCGGTACAGATAATCACCATACAGATAATGGAGCTGTTATAAACAGCGAGTTTGGAGTCACCAGAAAAAGTAACGGCAGAACCTATACAAAGATATTGACTTTCTACATTAGAAGGCTTGAAGCAGGAATGAGTAAAGAAGAAGCCATAAAGGCCTGCCACGAACACTATGACCCTATTCTTGCGAAGGAGAACGGTTGTGAGCCAAAGACTGAACAGATTGCTATGGTTATACCCAAGACCCTAAGCGCCTCAGGTAGATGCAAAGACTTGTCAGACTTGGAAATTGAGATATGAAGTTCTGTCTTAAACACTTTTATTGACAGTGCTTTTGGAAATGTAAAAATTTTATTACATTTGGACATACTTAAAACCGATTGATAGCAAACGAATGGAAGACGGCCTGGCAATCGTAATCGTAAAATATAAGTTTGATTTATTCTTCAAAAGGGGTGGGTGCTGTCTTCCTAAAATAGCCCACCCTCTTTTCTTATATGGTGAGGAAGGATAATATAATGACAAAAGATCGTAAAGAATACCAGAGAGCTTATTATCAAGCTAACAAGGAAAAATATAGGACTAGAAATAAAGCTTGGGAAGAATCGCATAAGGAACACCGAAAAGCTTATTATAAAACAGATGTAAATTCTTTTGGACAGACCAAACAACTTATAAGATGTTTATCAGGTCAGTATCTAAAAAATCACGGCAAGAAAATTCCTGGTTATGAAATACATCATTGCTTCACATACGATGAACCATACAAGTTCATTTACTGCTCAAAGGAAACTCATTTGCTAATTCACGCTTATTTGAGGGAACACAACATTGACGCAGATAGCGACCATTATGAACAGATTAAACATTTGCTAGATGATACCGTGGTTTTGTACGGTATTAATGAAGGAGACAATTAAACTTCTTTAGGTTAAGAGGGTAGTGGCAATAGCTGCTATCCCCTTTTTCAAGTTCAAATGTAAACAAAAATTTTACACAACCATATTGACAAGTCTTAGAAAATTGTTAAATTTTGTTTACATATTTGCGAGGGTTCTAAAACCTAAGCAATATAAATAATATTAGAATGGTCGCTCCCTACTATCTGACCACATTGAAAAGTTTTTACCTTATTCCTAAAAAGAATAAAATGGTGTGTTGAGAAGTAGGGACTCGGCACACCATTTTTAATTTAGTTAAAATATTAACTTATTGTGCCGTAAGTTAAGGAACAAAGGTAAAGAAAATAAAATGAATACCTCAGAACTAATTAATTTATTGTCAATTAGAAACAGTGGTAAAGGAAACAAATACAAATTCACCTGGAATGGTAAGGATAAACTTTGTAACACAGTTGAAGACCTTGCCTCCGAATTATTTAATATTTCAGGTCAATTCCAAGCTAAACCTTGGTATAATGACTTTGTAGCGGAAGTAAAATCTAACGCAAACTTTAAATCGGAAGATGATTTCTGTAATGTTTGGATTTCAGTTATGAAAACCAAACTGGTTGAAGCACTGGATGCTAAAAGAGTTACAAGGGACTCAAACCAAGAATCAACAATTCCTTCAGCCTTTAATGCAGACTTCTTAAGTTCAACTTTAAAACCCAAGAACCAATTTAACAAAGAAGATTTGGATTTAATCAGGGGCTTAAGTTATTGTGAAAAGAATAATGCTTTGTATTATTGCGATATGCAGGGTAATTATACTTTCCTTGGTGACCCAGAGTCCTTGTTGGATAAGCGAAGTGAAACTTTAAGAAAAACAGCTAATTTTCTTACTAAGAGAATTTCTGCGGATATGGGTGTTTCTAACTTTGATATTTGGAGTTGGATGTGGAGTATCTGTAATCAGGTCACAGACCAATTCTTCGTTTTAAGAAGACAGATTGAAGATTATAAGTCCCGTGGAACTCTACCAAGTAATTCTGTGTTAAAGTGGAATGGTAATCAGACCAATGTAAAGGAATTATTTAACTGGTTTGAAGATGACTGGAGTAATGACTTCATTGATGATTTACATACAAAGTTGATTGGTTTACTGATTAATGAGTTACTTCCAAGCTCTGTGTTTAGAAATGAATTTGCTAAATTAAGATGTGAAACCAAGAATGGTATGTTTAAAAGATATAATTTAGCTTCATCGGTTGGTAAAATGGGTAGCTTTGCTGATTATATAAGTGCCCTATTCTCTGAACCATCTATGATTGACGCTATTCCACACTTTAACAAGCAACCTTATATCATTCAAGATAATATGAATGAAGTAAGTACTTATAAAATTAAACCAGATTGGGAGAAGGGATTAGTTGCAGACCAATTTAAAACTATTGAGGAATGTAAGATATTAAAAACCTTCTTAACTCCATATTCAGATGATGAAAAGATGTTTATGATGGCTTGGGCTTACACAGTATTACACCCAAGTTGTGGTGAAGGTATTGGTCTTTTAATTAAGACTGGTGGTGGTGCTTTTAAGACCCACGGCTTCTCTAATATGATTTCACTCTTGTTAGAGAAGATGTATGGTGCTGACAAGGACGAATTAACTTACACCTTAATTAGAAGTAACTGGGTTAAAGATGACTCTCAAATGAGAGAAGCTTGTGGTAATCAGGGTATTTCTCATGCTGCACTTGTTGTAAATGACGAATGTGATGAAAAGAGTATTGAGAAATATAAGGATTTATCTGGTTCAACTTCAAATGTTGGTATTTCATACACCTATAAGAAAGTTTATCAAGTACCTGTTTCAATGAGAATTTATTGTAGATGGTTATTCTTAACCAATAATCAGATTACGATTAATGATACAGATGGTGTTTTTGAAAGAAGACTTGCTATCATTGACAGAATGGATATTAAAAGTCTACCAAAGCCATATTCTCAACTTGAATATCCGAAGTATGTTGAAAGGGAACTTAAGATGTTCTATGACTTAGCAAAGACCTGCTACACAAAGTTGAAAGCCAAATATACAGATTTGGTTGATGCAGCTACTCACATGGACTTTTCTAAGAACTTAAAACAAGCTTATGCTGATGAAGATAAAACTTTCATTTATTATAAGCTAACGGAAAGTCTAACGGGTTCTGACCCTGAGGTAATACCGATTAGTGACTTTAATGACAAGGTGGAAGAACTTTGTAAGGATTTTGGTATTAACCCTAAAGGTATGAAGAACTGGGTTAAGACTACTGATAAGACTGTATACCCTGTTAAATGGAACTTATCAACCAAGAGAAATGGTAAGGTTATTAAGTGCCATCATCTTTACAGACTGAAGGACGAGTTTGTACCTGAAGTTTATGAGCCACAGTCGGAAGATGTGAAACTATAACGGTAACCAAAAAGGTAACCAAGTAGTAACCAAATTGCTGGTTACCTTTTTTGGCTAATCTTATCAGATTTCGCCATATTATTATAAGGTAACCAAGGTAACCATATCTCTTCTATCTAAGTATCTTAGAAGAATAATATATTATAATATTATACTATAATAAGAGTAAGACCCTCTCGGCACCTATAAGGTTACTGGTTACTTTTGGTTACGGTAACCAAAGTTGATGGGGGAACTAAAAGTGGGCGGGAACCATTGACAAACAACAACCATTTTTATAATTTTGTATTAAATAGGAGTAAACAATGAAATTACACAGCATAGATTTTGAATACAATAGACGGACAAGATGGGATGGAGTTCTTGCACTTGGTGTGCGTATCCTTTGACGATAAAGTCTATTGGTTGAATGATAATAGTGACACCAAAGCGCTGCTCTTAGCGTTGAAGTCTTGCGAAGGAGACGCCATTATAGCACACTCCGCTAGTTTGGCTGAAATACCTTGTTGTATTAAGTTAGGGGTGGAAGTTGACAAGTATCTTTGGATATGTACTGAAACCTTATACAAGTATATTAACCACATCAAACAAGGAACCCAAGGAAATGAAGTAAAAACTTCCTTGATTGAATGTTTGAACAACTACGGACTTGGTGTAGGTTTTACTTCAACTGAAGAAAAGGATAAATGGAGAAATATCATTCTCACCAAAGACGTTGAACAATATAAGCAAGATATTATAAAATACTGTGCCAGCGATACAGGTGAACTTGAAAAACTATTCAACGCAGAAATTAAAGAGCTTAATCAGCTAACAAAGGGTGATTGTCTGTTATGTGAACTTGACCCAGATAATTTTACTTGTAAGCTTAATAAGAAAGACCATAAGATTGAATTTCCTTATAATAACCCACCCCGTCAGTTTGACTTGGAGAAGTTCTTAAAGAGTGAAAGTGAAAATCATATTGCAGTAGCTAAGATGTACATTGAAGGCTATGATGCAGACCCTTATCTTATCCAACACTTACAGGATTGGCGTTATCTTGATGAAATAAAGAAGATGATAAACCAACAAATTCCTGGGCTCTTTGATGAAAAGGGTCATAGAAAAGATGAAGTTCTTGAACAATGGATTTTCAATAATGTAAAAGGTTCAAAGGAATGGTGGGAAAAAGGAACCCACAAAGATGGTGAAATTAAATCTAAAACACCAACAGGTAACTTTAGTTTCTCAGATAAGGTCATTGACTATTTCTGTGAAGAATTTGAAAACAATGAAGAATTAGAGAAGTATAGAGTTCTTCGTAAGTTAGTTCAAGCAGTTCAAGGTCTTGCTAGAGGTCCTGAAGATAATAAAGGTTGGTATTACCCAAATCTTTATTCTGATGGTATGCACTGTCACGCAAACGAACACGGTGCAAACACAACTCGTTTCGGTAATAAAAGTCGTGGTGGTCATATCCCATCTTGGAGTAAGAGCCTAAGAAGTTGTTTAAAACCATCAAATCCAAATGAAGTATATTTCTCTCTTGACTTCAATGCTCAGGAAATGTGGATTGTTGGTCAAATGAGTAAAGATTATACTTTGTTGGATACCTATGAAGCCCAAGATGTTTATATGAAGATGGCACAGCAAATGAACCTTTATCCAAAAAACTTACCAATCCCTACTGAAGAACAAAGAAAAGAAGATTGGTTCAAGCCTTATAAGAAAATTAGAAAGGATATTAAAGGTGTTAATCTTGGTATGAATTATGGTATGTCACCCGCTACTTATGCTAAGAGAAACGAAATAGAAATTTCACAAGCTGAAGAATACTGGGATATGTTTGCCAAGGCTTTCAGTAATAAAACAACTTGGGGTAAAGTTCTCCAGTATTACTATGTTCGTAATCCGATTAGGAATAAAGAAACAAATAAGATAGAAGGTTGGGAGCCTGGTTGTAAGATTCTTATTGGTAAGGAACAAATTATAACTCGTTTTAGAGAAACAAGTTTTAAAACAAATTACAATAAGCAACTAAGACAAATCTTAAATTTCCCAATACAGTGCTTTGGTGCCCAGATAACTAGAAGAGCAATAAGATATGCTCAGAAAGAAGGATTGAAGCCATTCTTACCGGTTCACGATGAAATTTATTTTAAGACAACTAAGGATAAACTTGAACACGATATTGAAGTTGCTAGGGATTGTATGAAAAGAGCGGCATCGGATTGTTTTGAAAATCCTTTACCACAGTACCCTATAAAAGTTGGTGAAGCTGAATTATATTTACCTGGTGAAGGTAAGTATACAGTACACGAAGGTGCTGAAGAACGCTTTGAACAAATTTTGTCTATCTGTAAGAAGTTAGATGAAATGGGTCCTGCAGGTCCTAGCCCAAAACAACTTGAACAGATGGAAAAGGAAAAGAAGAAAGCTGAAAAGGAGAGAAAGAAACTTGAGAAAGAACTCGCTAAAAAGAATAAACCAAACAAGAGAAAACAAAAGAAGAAGGAGGGTGAAACTATTGAAAACACTATGGAGGACTTCTTTGAATGAACCTAAACTATATTGCTTACTTACCAGAACATCAAGATGAATTAGAATTACTTGGCGAAGCTTATTCTGACTATTTCTTCTCCATTCTTTCCGGTAGTGGTAGTGGGGATTGGATGACAGAAAAAGAATTTATATTCAACAGAGCTTCACCTGAACTACTTAGAGCATTAAAGGAACTAGAAGTTAAATCCAAAATAAACGAGATAGAGCAGGACTTTGAACAAGATAAGCAATAAAGGAGAGTTACCTATGATAGAAGAATTACTAGACAAACTGGAAACTAATATGAAAGACTTAGAAGATAAGTATGGTGAAGAGTATGTTAATAACAAAGATATAAACAAAGCTCTTCAAAACTTTAAAACAGGTATGGTTAATGAGTGGAATTACTTTATTCCACAAGGTCTTATAAACTCTTTAGGTGTTAACTTTATAAACCTTTATAGTTTTGACACACACTGGAGCTTAACAGAAACATTAATTACTGTGATAATGAAAAACATTGACCACCCTGATGTTAAGCTTGCTTTATCAAACTTCAGGAAAAAGCAACTTTCGGAGGACTTTAAACAAGTTTAACTACTAACACTAAAAGTGCCTTGGTCTTCCTTGGCACTTTACTTTTATTATATTTGTATAAATAAAACAAATACATTATAGGAGACTTAACGATGTTTGGATTTAAGAAGAAAGCTACATTGTCTGAAAATGATGAAATGACGCTTGCATATAAAACAATGATGGCTAAGCGTAAACCCTTGTTTGATTGGATTGAAAGTGAAGATTACAAGCGCTTTGCTCACTTACAGACCTTAATTCTAAAGACTTTTGAAACAGTCAAGATAAAGATAGACTTAAGTGGAAGTAGAATAGACCCAAGCTATACAAGAGATGATTTCCTTGAAGATTTCAGAGTGTTCTTTAAACCAGAAGTATTTAACAAACTAAGTGACTGGTGCAAGGAATATGAAATACTCCGTGCTAAAGAAATTACAATATATGATAACTTGTAGGAGCTTAAACAAATGACCAAGAATGAATTAGATGAATCAATAGAAATAATGAAGAAATATGGTATGGTTGAACCAGAACCAGTAATTGACACACACGAAGTTGAAGTAAGTTATAGTGGATATACTGGTAAAATGCCATACAATGTTGCACAAAGAATGATGAACGAAGTTTGGAAAGTAAATCCTTTGGCTGTGTTCATAGTTGATGGTGCTTTTGAAAAATCACCTTTAGCTATGTAGGAAGAGTGTAAAATGACAAAGGCTGAAATAGAAAAGCAGATGACTGACTTGACAAATCGTTTCTGGGTGGAATTGACAATGAAGAACTTTGATGAAGTTGACCTTATTCAAAAGAAAATGCGAAGATTGGAAGCATTACTCCGCATTGAAGAAGACGAAGAAGAGATTAAACCAAATCCTGCAATACCAGAGTCAGAAATGCTAACTTTCTTAAAGAAACTAAAAACAAATTAAGGAGAAAGAAGATGAAAATAGAATATAAGAAAGACTGTTGTTCATTCTGTGACCCACAAACGGAAGGCAAGATAACTTGGCTGGGTTATGACAACATTGAAGGTTGTTTAAGGAGCAGTAAAGAAGAAGGTTTTTACTTAGAAGATGGGTGTTTGGAGGCCATAGCCGATGACCCATTTTGCGGAACCGGATCTTTGAAGATAAACTTTTGTCCTATTTGTGGTAGAAGCCTTAAAGTAGTGTACAAATTAAATGAAATGAAAAATGATTTTCAAAAGGAGAACGAAGATGAAACAAACAGATGAACAATATTTTAATAACCTTCCTGAAGAACCAGAAACATATTCTTGTAGTGGATTTTACTGTCCACCTACACCTGCTAAACAAATACCACAAGGATATTATGAATGTCCTAACTGTGATGGAACAGGTGAAATAGAAGTTGAATATTATGATGATTTTGATATGGAAGAATATTGGAAAAAAGAAACTTGTGATACTTGTAAAGGTAAAGGATATATCACATTAAAGGAACTTAATAAGTGGAATAAAAAACACCCTGAACTTTGTTGTGTAAGTGCTTGTTGATTATAAGGAGACAGACAATGCCTAAAAAGAAAATTAAAGAGATTTGTCCTTTATGTGAAGGAGAAGGGTGCTTTGACCGCCTTCGGTGAGGGCTATTATATAATTGGTGATGAATTACACGGTGTCAGTGAAGGTGGTTGCTGTGGAATTGGGACATTACATATAAAGTATTGTCCTCTCTGTGGGAAAAGATTAAAGAAGGAGACCAAACAATGCCTAAAAAGATAAAAAAGTATCAACAGGATATTGCCCGAGCCCAAGCAATATCAGCTTGTTCACAAAGTGAAGTAACTCGTGACCAATGGTGGGAAATGTTAAGAGCTGTTAAGCCTGGTGATTATGAGTCACTTAAAAAGGTAATCAATACCAAATGTCCAAGTGCTTATCCTGACCAGGAAGTGTCCAAGACTGAGGAAGGAGAGAATGAATAATGTGCCCTTTTAAGAATAAATCCCGTGAAGAACAATTTAATAATATGTGGGAAGATTATAAACAAAAACAGAAGGAAGAAGAAGATAAGTTAGAAGCGCTGGAACAAAATCAAATCTTCTCCTCTATTAAACAACTTGTTGAACTATATCAATTTAGAGCTGGTCAAACCGAATGGAGCCAAGCTATTGAAGAACATATCTGTTCTAAACTTGATACTTTGAAAAATCAGTCTTATAAAGACCAACTGATTGAACTCATTACTATGAAGTCTAGAGTGTATGGGGTTAGACCAATGAATATAGGTGATGGTGAAGCTTATAAACAGTGGGTAATTCAACACAAGCTAAAAGAATTGGAAGGAGATTTTGAAGATGCCAGGTAGGAAATGTAGTGAAGAAACAAAGAAGAAAATTAGCGAAGCAAATAAGGGTAGAAAACTTAGTCCGGAACACAAAAAGAAGATAAGCGAGGCTCATAAAGGAAAGAAACTTAGTGAAGAAACAAAACTAAAAATAAGCGAAGGTCACAGAGGAAAACGGTGATGGAGTTGGTTTTAAAAGGTACTGGGCTGAGCGAAAAGACAAATCACTTCCAGACCAAAGAACTGAAGGTACAACTTATATGCGACTTTATATGACCAAATACAGAGAACGAAAGCCACGGTTACTTAACATTCCGAAGACAAGTTAGATTGGGCTTAATCCCACCTGACTCTGATTATGAGGCTTGGGTGAAAGAATATGAGCCACGAAAGCAACATCCTTGGCTTAAAAAGTAAGTAGCATATAAATACTTTGTGGGTAAAACCACGCTTCATTGTTGTTACTCCTATATAATGGTTGAAAGGTCCTTGGTCTTGTACTGAGGACCTTTTTCTAAGTTGATAAATAAGTTATGAAAAAGTTGCAAGAAGTAACAAAATGCTGGAATGACTTTGCTTGTGCAGCTATAAGTGCTGAATACAATACTTGGGAGACTGTAGATTTAAAGCCAGTCACAGAACAACTCATACAAGCCATAGAACAGTATGTGAAAGAAATTGAAGAAGAGAAGGAGTTGGAAGATGAAGTATCTAATCAGCAAAAAGATAGACAATGAGTGTCCTTACCCGCAGAATTATAAGTTCATTTTAGCTCATAAAGAAAGTGAATGTTTGTATAAGTTCGGAGACCAAGCCAATAAAATATTCTTGTCCGAAAATGGTTGTGTAGAAGGCACAGTACCTTATACATCAAATTATGACTCACGAGTCTTTGGTGAACTTGGGCCTTGGCAGTGGATTTGCTCACAGTTACGAGACGAAGATGAAGCTTGCTTGGAACATTACAGACGAAAACTAAAAGTACTACCAGGCATTACTCTCCCACAGCCTCTTCAATTTCCTTGTAGGCTCATTGACCAGTTGGCTTCATATCATAGTGGGAAATTGGCTGAAGCATTTATGTCAGTCTGCACACCTACTGAGCAGCAAATAATGTGTGGTAATATTTTTTATCCTTGGAACATTTACTCTGCACCACTTCCAGTATGTAAAGACTGGTTTCAGTATTGTGAAGATAAAATGTTAAAACTCTTTAAAACAATGGGCTGTGGACTGACTTTAGAAGAAGTAAAAATGTTTATAAGTGATGAAGCTAATGGGTTTTTAAGGGATGGAGCACCAGATAAAAGAAAAGAAGTTGTATATCAGTGTAGAATAGGTGGTTGTGCTTTGGAAAGATGGAATACCTGTTATTGGTTACAACAGAATTCAGTACCTAAAAATCATTCACAGATTGTACTCCTAGAAGAAGGACAAAAACTTTAAGCTTAAAAGCATATACATAATAAGTAGGGAATATGCCCCTTAAAGCATACGAAATTTTAGAAATTGCTAAAGATTAAGTTTGGTCACTTAAGAATTAGCGGTGCTTCTTAAATCATTCTAGCACTTTAAACAGATGAAGGATTGTAGAGGGTAGGACCAAATGCCTGTAAACAAGCTGATTTTGAAAAACAAACAAAGTATGAAATTGTCTTTTCATACAAAATTTAACCTGTTCTAAGCAAGTGCTAGAACACAATTTAAGAGGATTAAAATAAATGTCTCAGTTTAGTAATAACCAAAAAGTTAAGTTGATTGCTGAAAAAGTCAACGATGAAATGCCTTATGTAAAAGGTGCAGAATCTTATCTTTCCCAGGAACAGATGAAAGGAAAGAAATATGGTATGTCTTACAAGCTCTATATTGCTGACCCAGGTCGTGTATATGATGGTCTTGAAGCTAATGAAGACGCAATTACCGAAGTTGAATATACCGTTAATTTGAAGAACAAAGGTAACTCTTGTGCCGTTGATTCTTGGGATGAACTTGTCAATATTGAAGATTTCAAGAAGGAAATTCTTGACAAGCGTGCTGTTAAGTTGGCAAAGGAAATTCAGGACGATGTTATTAAGAACACCATTTATCGTTCTAACCAGGTAGTTGTAACTACTGGTAATGCTGATTTTGAAACCTTGTCTGATGGTGCTGCAAAACTTCGTGAAGTTGCAGTTGCAGGTGACGCTGTATCATTCTTGTCTCCAACCACAATGGGTAAGATTGCTGCTGGTGGACTTGCTAAATTCCTTCCAGATGATACAATGAAGAAAATCTATGCTAAGAATTATCTTGGTGAATATGCTGGTGCTTCTCAGGTTGAAGTTCAGGGTCTTCCTGTAATTAAAACTCCAAGTGCTGCTGCAACATTCTCTGTATCTCTTGGTAATGTAGTCAAGGATAGTTCTAACCACGAACTTGGTTTTGCTCCAGTTACCGCTGGTTCTATTGCCAATGGAGTTGCCGGTGCTTCTATTCCATTCTCTGCTGATGGCCTTAAGGTTGTAGATGTTAATGGTAAGGAAACTGACCAGGATTATATTGTTATGGCTGATGCTTCCGGTAAAATTCCTGAACTCCGTATCACTGTTGAAGGACAGGGTTATGGTAATCCAAATGCTTGGGTAAAGGAAGGAACTTCTGCTTTGTCTTTCTCTCCAATGCTTTCAACCTCTACTAAGTATGAAGTTGGTGCTGTTCGTATCAAGAATGCTTTGGCTTTTGATACCTATAAGTTCAACAAGCTTGCTGGTGTAGAAACTATTGGTACTGAAAAGGCCGATAATTCTCCAGTTACTATTGAATGTATTAAGGGTTCTAACTATAAGACCCGTGAAAGCTTAATCCGTATGGATGCACCTTACGCTGCTGGTCTTCCTGAACCAAGACAGAATGTTACTGTTTTCGTAAAGAAAGCTTAATAACAGATAGTCTGTGACTTAAAATTTAAAGCTAGAGTGATTTCACTCTAGCTTTTTAAGTATAAATATAAAAGGCCGTGAGTTGAGGTTTTATTCTGACTCCTTGTCCTTGCTTACGGCCTTACTTTAATTAAAAGGGAGTCCTGAATGTGGCAGTTTTCCACACAAATTAAGAGGTCATTTATATGGAAGAAGAAATAATTAATACCGAAGTATCCGAAGAAACAAGTCCAATTACTGAAACTACAGAACAAACAAGTGAAACACCTGTAGAACCACAAGTTAACGAAACACCTGTTGAACCAGTAACACCAGTAACACCACCTGCTAAAACATATACCCAAGATGAATATGATAAAATGGTGTATTCTTTTAAGCGTCAGTTGGGAAGACAAAAGGACAAATATGAGTCCACAATAAGTAACTGGGATAAAAGATTTGGTGAACTTGAAAAGAAATATAATGAGAAGTTCAATCCACCTGAAGTAAAATATCGTGATGATTTTGAAAATGATGATAAGTATATTTCATACTTATCTAAGCAACAAGTTGAAGCTGCTTTGGCTGAAAGAGACCAAAAGATGCGAGAAGAATTTGAAGCTTATCAAAAACAACAGGAAGAAGAACAAGCTCATAGAAAAGAAATTGACGAAGGAATTAAGAGCTGGTATCCAACTGATGAAGAAAGAACTAAATGGAGAGAGACTGTTGAAAATAGTATGAGTGAAGGATTGGGTGATTTACTTACACAAGAAAAGTATGTACTTGATTATCTACATCAAACACCAAATCAGTCTCGTATTTTGTTTGAACTTGCTACAAAGCCTGAACTTGTAAAACAAATCTTTTCAATTAGGAACCCACTTATGCGTTTGTTAGAAGTTCGTGATTTGGAAAATAAGTTAGTAGCAGAGAAAAATGCTGTTCCTCCAACACCAACTCCAAATGCACCTGTAGAACCTGTTAAACCAACACCTGCAAACAATTTAAGCAAATCTGTTGGTAAACCAGGAACACAGATGGACGCTAAACCTGATATTACTTCTAATCACGATACTATGATTAACTTCATTCGTTCTTAATACGGAGGATTTATAAGTATGGCTCAGAAATTTACTAATAAAAGAAGAAAGGAAAAACGATGGGCTCAGATAGATTTTCTACTTGAGAATATGACTGAGCCACACTTACTTCCTGTGGATGATAAGCAAAGTAATTTTACTTTATCCAATGTTTTTAATGTTTCAAACACTTTAGCCGGTTACAATCCAACTGGTATAACAATGCAGTTCATTAACTATCGTGCTTTAGCTGAAGATAAGGATAACCCAAGCATTGGTTCTTTAAGTAAGTTTATGAATTATATTCAGCCTTATTTACCTATAAGTTTAAGAGCTCAACACGGTGTAACCTTGTGGTGGGAAAGCTTAAATGAAGATAAAATATCTACTGATGAAACAACTGTTGAGAAGATGGAAGCCTTGAAGCACTGGTTCGTAACAATGAGGCACCAAATTGAAAATGAATTAACAAGTAGATACTTCCAATGCGGTAGACTCCAAATGATAGAAATCTTAAAACGAAGATGGAGAGATAACTGGGGTGATAAGCAGGAAATAAGTACTGAAAATAAGACACAAGTAACTGGTGACACAAATACAACTGTTACTTATAAAATCCTTTTTGATTTGGAAGACGAAGAAGATGCTGACTAAGGAAATAATTAAAGAAGTTCATTTTAAACCACCTTTACCACACCAAAGGGAACTTTGGAAAGCTAAAGAAGACTATGTTGTAATGGCTTGTGGTAGAGGTGCAGGTAAAACTTGGGGAGCTTCGTTACTCATAGCAAAGCGCTTACTTGCTGGTGAGCGCTTGCTTGTTTTTGCTCAAAATTATGGAGCTTTAACCGAAAATATGTTTATGGAAGTCCGTAAACGCTTAGCTGTCATTTTTGGAAGTTGGGACTCATTCAAATATAACAAAGGAAGTAAAAAGATTGAAGTTCCATCAACTGGTGGAGTGTTATATGGATTGACTTACGAAAATATAGAAGCTTGCCGTGGTTATACTGAAATCAATGCTGTTATTCTTGATGAAGGTGCTTTAGCACCAGCTAATATACTTGAAACAGTTGTTCCTTGTTGCCGTGGTAGAGATAAGTTTGGTATGAAAATTGAACCACAGATTTATATTACCACAACACCTAGAGCAGGAACTTGGTTTAATGCTTGGATAGAAGATAAACTTAAAAATAATCCTTCATCAATACGACTGATTAGAGCCAAATCAGTAGATAACAAGTATAACACTGATAAACAGAGAGCTTTAGCTTTTGGTGCTTTTACAAATAAAGCTTTACTTTCACAGGAAATGGAAGGTGAAATACTTAACTTACAAGCTGAAAACAGCATATTAGCTGGTGTGGAATATAGATTAGGACAATTAGTAATGCCTACTGAAGGCTGGTTAAACATTGGTATTGATGGGAGTGGTTATGGTAAAGATAAGACTGTTATTACTTATCGTATTGGTAACTCGTTTTATCAAGAATGTTATGACAAAATAGAAGGTTTTGAACTTAGAAATAAAATTAAGTCCACATTAAGAATACACAAAGACTGGAAACTCAACGGAATTGCTATTGATATGGCTTATGGTGAAAAGTATTATGAGAACTTATATCAAGAATACGAAAATGTTGAGTTATTAAACTTTGCAAGTAATCCAACTGATGACCAATATGCTAACTTGAGAGCAGAAATGTATTTTAACTTAGTTGAAGCTATAAGAAATGGCTTATTCATTAATGAGAACATTAAGAAGGAACTAGATTGTACTCTATTTGAGTTTAATAACAGAGGTAAGTTAAAGCTAGTAAATAAAGATGAAATAAAATTGGTATTAGGACATTCTCCTGATGAAAGTGACTCATTAGCTTTGACTTATGCTCTTGCCACACCAAGTACACCTGTAAATTATGAGGAATATTATTATGGCGACCCGAATGCTTAAAAAGAAAGTAGAACCCGTTAAGAATGAAGCTCAAGAAAAGAGTGAAGTTGAACAAGACTTGAAGGAAATTAAGGAGACACTTAAGAAGATGACAGAGTTGTTAGATAAACTTTATAAGTGTTTACCTTTTCCAAAACAATAAAGACATAAATATTATGAGGTTTACCTATGAAATCCGTAAATGTTTTAATTTATGATGCTCTAAAGTCTATCGGTGTAGAAGGTGAATGGGAAGACATCATTGGTCAGTACCAAACGGCTGGCTTAAGTGAACTCAATAACCTAACTACTGAGCTTAATTGCCAAGACTTGATTGCTGAGCAACGAATTGAGAAGTTTTGTAATTGTAATGGTGTAATTACAATCGGTCCATCTGATACTTATAATATTAAAGAGGATATAGTCCCTAATACAATAGTCCACGTAGGTAGAAAGCTTGGAAATAGATATGTAAGACTAATTAAGACCAATAAAGCTACAATTTATTCCAGAACAAGAGCAAGTTTACCTGTACTTATGACTTACAACATTGAGTATGATGAAGTTAATAAGTGTCCTAAAGGTGTTATTTTTACAGATGGTAGAACACCTTGTGAGTGCTTAGTTGTTTATAACAGAGCTATTCCACAGTATAAGATTGATGATGAAATTTGGTTTTCAGATATGACTGTTAACTTGTTAGAAGAAGGCTTAAAATACAAATTAGCAAGACGCTTTAAAATGCCTGATGCAGATATCTTTGAAGAAGATTTTGAAACATATAAGAACTTAGTTAAAAGCAATATTGATAGTAACAGACCATTGACTTATAGTGATACTGGTTTAGCTGGGTCATACTTAGACAGTTACTATGATTGTCTGGGTGGTGTCGGTTTCTAATAAGGAGGTTTAATGCAGAACTTATTACAAACAAGTGTAGTTGATATATTCTGTGGCGACCAAAATAAAGCTCAATATCCAAATATTCAGGGCTGTGCTATAAGTCAGAATATGGTTCAAGAGAAAAATGGAGATATACAGTATCAGAAATCTTTATTTGGTAAGAAATTTTACAGATATATGGGCACAGCTGTAGCAAACTGTAATGGAAGTTATTATGCCTCAGTTGGTTTAAATGCAGAAAATAAAATACCTTCATCATTCTGGGTTATAGGTCCTTATGTTTATGAATGCAGACCTTCCGGTGCTGTTCAGAGAATCTTAGCTGAAAATCCTGATGATGAGTATGGCTGGACCTTTTGTGAGAGTGGAGGTGAAAGACCATTTCTCTTAATCTGTAATGGAAACAAGTTATATGCTTATAACTTGTACACAGGTGACATTAAACTTGTTAAATTGCCTGAAGGTATCACTGGAAACACTATTGTTCCAAGTTCTGTTGCTTGTCTTGGTGGTTCAATTATCGTAAGTGATAAGAACACAGGATATGCTTATTATTCACAGCCTTATATTCTTTCTAATGATACAATGGAAGTTGTTAAAAGAGACTTAGATGGAAATATCATTAAGAAAGATGAATATACACCACTTTATGAAGAAGTAAGTGTTTGGGAAGGAAATATCTTTTATGATATGTTCAGAACACTTCAATATAAAAATGCTGAAAGTAGTTCGGATAGTATCATTGGGCTTAAAGCTGTCGGTGATGTTTTAACAGTTTTTGGTAGAAGTACTATTGAATTTTGGACTCGTTCAGATGCTGAAGGTATGACTTGGACTAGAACAAATTATACTTCTAACGGAAGTTTAGGCTTAAAAGCACAAAGAACAGTTGGTGTATTTGATAATGTAATTGGTTTCTTAGGTTCTGGTAATAGAAGTGGCTTTGGTCTTTATACAATTTCAGGAACCGAAATACAGAAAATAAGTCCAACTTGGTTAGATGAAATGCTTATGAAAGCAAACTTTGTAGGAACCTTTGGATATGGATATTCTTATGCCAATCATAGTTTTTATGTTATACACTTCATAGATGATAAGGGTAGAAAGCGTTCTTTTGGTTTTGATAAGAACAGTGGAACTTGGCACGAAAGAATATCACAAAGCACCAATGATAAGAAAATAGAAGGAACTCATTATGTTTATCCTTTGTTTACAAGAGAAGGACAACTCATTTATGGTGGATATAATACTTGGAGAAAGGCTGCATTATACTTAAGTGACAAAGAATATTGGTATGAAGATTTAAATACTGATACAAGAGCTCCATTCATTAGAAGTAGACAAACACCACTTATCATTGACAGTTGCAGAGACTTTATCTTAAACGCAATAAGTATAGAAGGTAACTTTGGAACTTGTTATGAAAGAGGAATAACACCTAAGTGTACTTTGGAAATAAGTAAAGATGGTGGATATAGTTATGGAAACACTATTGTAAGAACACTTCCTAGAACTGGTGCTTATAGACAGCGTTTAACTTGGAATGGTTTAGGAATGGTAAGGAACTGTGTTATTAAATGGAGTTGTAATGCTCCAATGGATATTTGTTTACAGAATGCCAGTATTACTACAATGAGCTTGAATTATCGCTTCTAGGAGTATAAGTATGATAACAAATAGTGATTTATTAAATGGTGAAATAACACTTGGTAGTAAATTAAGTGATATACTTGCTGTATTACAAGGTGAATGGCTTGATGTAGATAAAAATGGTTGGAACTTAATTAAGTTGAGTTCTAAGTTCTGTGTAGCTCGTAAGAGTGTAAAACAGAATGAATTTACTGTATTACCATTAATACCTGAGAAAGAAAGCACAGCTATACTTTATATTGGTAAGAATGAACTTAAAAGTGATATTTTAACACACGGTCAAGAAGCTATAACAGCACCAATATCTGGTATAGCAGTAATATTTTATTAAAGTGAGGTACCTATAATGGCAGGTTTTTTAGAATGGATTGGATTTGGTAATGAAGATAAAACCGAAAAAGCTAATGAAGCCATAGAAGCAAATAAGAAAACCCTTCAACAAGGTTTTAATACAAATGAAGGTCTGATTTCAGACTATATGGACTCAATGAGAGGAATGTATGGTTCATCACCTGAAGCATATAAAAATGCTTTAGATGCTTATATGAACAATGCAGACTTCGCTTATAATAAAAACACTAAAGAATTCTTTAGCCCAGCTTATGAACAGAGAGTTAAAGAAGCTATGAATAACATAACAAAATCCCAGGCTAATGCTGGTAATATGTTTTCAAGTGACTATTTGAACTCTTTAAATGCTAAGTCACAAGCTATGGCAAGTGAAGAATGGGATAAAGCCTTTGAAAGAATGCAGAGGGATAGAAGTAATGCTTTACAGGAATATCAACTTAAGGATAATAAGTTGAGTAATATTGCTTCTATGTTAAGTAATGACCAAAGTAGTTATGCTAATGCTTTAGGTTCTTACTATACAAACAGAATAAATAACTCAAACGCATTAACACAAGGTTTAGCAGACTTAAATACTCAAATTGCTCAAAACAACTTAAATGAGAAATCAAGTTGGCAAGCTTTACTCAATCCATTTGGTTAAGGAGGGGATAAGTTATGGAATTAAACGGAAGTTATAGTTTTCGTGCTCCAAAGGATTTAATTTATACTGATGGAACAGGTGGTTGGAAATCAGTTGGTGCTTTAATGAATGGTGCTGCAGCATATTTGACTTATAAAGACCAAAAAGAAAAAGCTGCTAAAGCACAAAAAGCTCAAGAAGATTATTTCAACTTATTGAAAGATTATCTACAAAATAAAGGTGCTTCACCTGGTGAAGCAGAAGTAGAAGCAACTAAAGCTGTTGTAGAAGAAACACCTAGTGAAACAAGTGAACCAAGTGAAGCTAGCGAAGCTTATGCAGGACAAAATGATGTGTTGAATTGGATAGCAGCTGAGAAAAAGAAACAAGCTAATCCTTTAATTGCTAAGTTGAATGAAGGTATTGCCGCTCAAAATTATCAAGCTGCTCCTGATTTAACTTCACTCTTAGGCTCTATTGGAGGTTAATATGGCTCTAAAAGAAATATCTGCTCCAGAATTAACAGATGACTTCAAGTGGAGATGGGCTATGGAGAACTTGAAGCCACAGCTTGAAATTACAGGACCTTCAGTTGGAAGTTTGTTGTATGCTATGAACCCACAGACAAGTGAACTTGGCTTAAAACAAATGACCAATGAGTTAAATCAGCAAATGGAACTTAATGAAAGATTTGATAAGCGTGGTCAAGAAGCCGTTAAGTTTATGGAAAACAGAGTTAAGGAAAAGATTGCAGCTGATGAGTTCAAGGAAAAAATGGAGCTTGAGAAATTTAAAGCACAAAATGTAGATGCTGGACACGCTAATAGTTTGTTATCAAATTATATACAAGCTATTCAAAGTGGAGACCAAACAGCTATTGCAGTAACTGAAGACAGAATTAGGAAAGTATTTCCAAATGCTGAAGATGTTCTTCAAAATGCTCAAGAACAAGCTGCTAAGGGTATCGTACAAGATGAAAATGCTGGTGAATTAGCTTCAAGATTTCCTTTTAGATGGAATACACGAGCTGACAAAGATAACTTCAAAAAAGATGTTGAACAAGCTTTTAAAGAAGGTAAAATTAATAAGAAACAGAGAAATGAACTTGTTGGAAAAGCTAACAGTATAACAGATAGAGAGACTTATCGTGAAGATGAAAGTTTTAGAGCTAGAGTTTCAAATGCTGTTAATAAGAACATTACAACAAGTAATGCTCAAGATAAAAAGACCTTGATTGCTAATTATGCTAAGAATAATGGCTTGGATTTGTCAAAACCAAATGATAGAAAACAGGCTGAAGATTGGTATAAGATAAATTATGAGGGTAAATAATGCCACAGTATAAGTTATCTAAAGATGAATTAGACTTCTTTGATAGTCTAAAGAATGCTTACAAAAATCCTTATGCTGACGATGAAAAATTGGCATATAATAAAGATGCTGTAAGTGAACTTGAGGCTATGAAAGCTGTAATAGGGAATATTCCTTCAGCACGAGGCCGTAAGTATGCGATGTATAAGATGCTTACAAAGTCTAGAAATTTCAATAATAAAGACTTATTCTCAAATATTGATAAGTCATATTGGAATGAGTCAAACACAGACAATTATACACCACCTGATGTTGAAAGAGCTTTGATTAAGAAATATCAAAAAGACGCAGAGAACTTTTTTAATTGGAAAAGTGATAAACATTGGACTAAGTTACCGACAAAAGAACTTCAAGATAAAGCACAAAGAGCTGAATATGCAGACTTTGGTAAGTTTATGTCTGATGTAGGTAAAATTCAGGCTGATAAAGACACTCGTGACGAATTATCTAAGTATGGTATGGGCGCTGTTCAAGGCATTTTCACACCGAGAGTTTATGAGTCACGCTTAAAAAGAGAAGACCCTTCCTGGAAAGATTATACAGGTGATGTTGCTGAAAATGCTTTATACTTATACAATCCTTTTGGTAGAGCTGGAACAGCTGTTTTACAGGGTTCTAAATGGGCAGGAAAGGCAGGTGTAGCCGCATTACTTGGAGAAGCCGTAGCAAACCCATTATTACTTGAAGCTGGTGATGCTGCAATGTATTCTGATGAAGACAACACAAATAGAAGTAAATTCAGTACCGGTGATGTTGGAATTGGAACACTTGTTAATGCAGGAATGGGTAAAGTAGCACCAATGCTTACACATAGACTTATTTCACCTGTTAAAGTTTCTAAAGCTCAAAAGATATTAAAAGCCGAAGATAATCTTGTTCCAAAAGAACAAATAGATAAAGCCATCTCCGCAGTTCAAAGTGAAATTGCTAGGAGAGACCTTAAGAACTTAAATAGAAAACAACTTAATGCTTTGAAGGAAGCTATTAAAGAAGACTTAACTAAAGTATCACAAAGTAAAGTTGATAATGGAACTTGGTTACAGAGACTTGGTGCTGATATAACACCAGGTGGTGTTGCAGGAGACTTTATCACAAACAAAGTAGGTGATGCTTTAAGTGAAGACCCACAAACACAAAAACGAATTATAAGAATGGGAGCTAAACAATTTGGTGTAGGACCATTCATAAACTTTTTAGAAGATAAGTTAGCTGAAGAGAAAGCTAATGAAGATTTAGATAAAGTAAATTATTGGATAGATTTGTTAGGAGGAAATTAAGATGATACCTATGCTCGTTATGCTTGCTGCACAGATGATGCAGAAAAAACAACAACAAAATGCTGCTGATACAGCTAGACTTACAGAAAGTATTGGTAATTCAGCACCAGGAAATGAACAAAGCTTTACTCCACAAATGCCAACTTTCGGTGGTAATCAAGCTACTACATTACTTGGTTCAGAATCTGAAGAAGAGAGAAAGCGTAGACTTGGTTTAATGTAATAAAAAGAGATAAATATAGCAGTGGAGGCATAGTCCGTTTATGGATAAAGAATTTGACTTATATGCTCTTCTAAAGGAAATTAAATCCTTTGCAGAAAGAAGTAATAATCGCTTTAAGGAACAGAAACAGAGAATAAAAGAAGATAAAGAATTTCTCTGGGTTAAGCCTTATCCTGATACAATGAATAAGATACTTGGTACTGAGCGTTATAGAGGCCATCTTGATGTTGTTTCTAATGCTATACGTTCTGTTGTCAATAGTTATACAAGTTATCCTTATAAACCAAGAGTAAATGATAACTTACTATCACAGTGCTTTAATAAGTTAACAGATAATATTAATGAAGCTGTTGAAGATGCTTTTAAGAGTGCTGTATCCTTTGGTATCGGATATGTTGTTGTTTTACCACAAGCTAAAAACGGTGTTATTGCACCTAATGCTTATTCCATTGAAAGAAGTGAAAATGTGTTTTATGACCCTGATTCAACTTCTATGTGTGGTGCTGATGCTAAAGAAGTTCTTATTGTTGATTACAAATCAAAGAAGTTCTTAGAAGATACTTATGGTGAAGAAATAAAATCTAAGTTAACAGGTGAGTTGAGTTTAACTTTACCTGAAGCTACACCTGATGATATGGGTGTGATTTATACTTATTTCAAGTTTGAAGATGGGATTGTTACAGTATATAAGATTGTTGGAGATACTTTAGTAGAAGAACCAATACAACTTGTATTGAAACAGATACCAATTATACCAGTTTATGGTGAACCATTTGAACTTGAAGGCAAAAGATATTTTAGAGGTCTTGTTGCTCAGACTAAGGCTATTCAAAATATTACTGATATGACTTTCTCACAGTTAATGGAACGCTTAGCTAAATCACCAAAAACTATTTGGCTTACAACTCATAAGCAAATTGAAGGTAAAGAAGAATGGTTCCAAAACAGTGATAAGAATATTAACCAAGTACTTGAATATAATGATGTTGCTAAAGGTGGTAAGGAAAAGTTAGACCCACCTCAACGTATTGACCAGACAGTCCAATATAATGACTTAACAGATATTATGAGTCATAATATAGACTTAATGCAGTCTGTGGTTGGTGTTCACAGTATTGGTTTACCAGATGAAAAGAATGAAATCACAGCTACTGAAGCTCTATTAAATGCTAAAACTTACAATAACAATGTAAGACACTTTATGCAGCATTTGAAATATAGCTTTAGAGTGTTATGTGAACTTATTGCTGAATACTTTGGTCAGGAAATGGAAATAGTTATTGAAAATGGTCCTCAGGAAAATCTTGAAAGACAAACTGCTAGACAAGAACTTATGGCTTTAACACAAATGTTGGAAGACCCAACTGATAGAAAGAGAGCTGTTGTTGCTATCACACAGACAATGGCTGATAATAAGTTTGTTGAACCATTCTTGACAGCTATTACAACTGAAGACCCACAGATAACTCAAATGAAGCAACAGTTAACACAAATGCAGCAAACTTACGAACAGCAAATTCAAGAACTCAAGAATCAAAACTTGTTGCTTAAAGCTCAAGCAATCTCTACTGACGCTCGTAATAAAGATACACTCGCTAAGGCTGAACTTGATAATCAAACTAAGATTATTATTGAGCAGATGAAACAGCAAGGCTTAGATGGTAGAGAAGCTATGAAAATGGTTGAACAAGAAGAAGCCGAAGCTAGAAAAACACAACAAGATGTGTTTGAAGATAGATTAAGAATGGCAGGAGGAAATGTTTAATGTTTGCTCTTAATTTGTTAGAACAGAATAGAATAGTAAATGGTCGCTTATTTGTGTATGAAAAAGACACAACAGACCTTGCTCCTGTCTTTGTATTGGAAGGTGCTGAATATGTTGAAGCACCTAACCCAATATATTATGTTCAGGGTGTAGCTGATAATACTTATTTTCTTGAAAACAGAATTTATGACTGTCTAGCACAGGAATATACTGGTGAAAGTTCTGACCCTAAAGGTGATTTAAGACCAAGTGTTTGGCACGACTCATTTACAACCAAAGTTGGCTTTGAATTTGATAAAGAACAAAGAGAAGCTGAATTAACAACTGTCTATACTCTTGCCAATCTTAAGACCCTTCCTGTAGGTGGTTATGTCAATGTTATTGGATATTGGACTGAAACAGACTGTGAATTAAGAACATATTTCTGGGACGAGACTTGTGTTAATACAGCTGATGATGGTCTAATTGTAGAAAGTGAAGTAAGTAATACTGGTCGCTGGCTACTTATTCACAATGGAGTTATGAAGAGTGAATATTATGGTGTTTACGGGAACTCCACAGGTAATCCAGTTGGTCACGAAGAACATTTAGCTGCTTTATTCAATTACAATGACTTATACGGAACAAATAGTTTAACTTCACCAAAGATTATTGTATTAGCATCAGGTCTTTATGGTGATGGATATACAACTTATACAGCTTATGGTAAAAAAGTTATATTCCAGCCTGGTGCAAGATTTAGAGTTGGAAATAATTTAAAGTGTTTAACTTATGAAGCTACAGGTATTACTGGTGCTGTAAGAGTTGGTTATAATGTAAATGGTCAACTTGATGTAAACTATTGTTCTGTTCCTTGTAGATTAAGTAATTATGCTAAGTTAACAGACTTTTTACAATGTAATAGTACTGAACTTATATTTGACTTAGAGTATGATTATGACAATCCAACAAGTGAAGGTGAAAAAACACACTTAAATACAATTAAGACCTTAACTAATGTTCACTGTACTTTTGAGAAGCCATTTGGTTTCTGGACAAGTGCAGGTGAAATTGCAGAATTAACTTTTGATAACTGTGCTATTGAAAGTGACCATAAGATTAGAAAATCCTTTGGTGTTCACTTTAAGAACTCAAAAGTTAAAGACAGTTGGTTTTATGAACCTTGGGACGTATATCCAAATGAACTTGACACAGGTAATGAATACTTAACTAATAACTTTGAATATGCAGACAGTTACATTACATATAAGTTAAATGACTGTGGTAGTGCTGTTAAGTTAGATTGTTACGGACAAAAACTTCATACACATAAAACTATTGGAACCAGTGCTTTGAGTTCAGTTGAACTTAATGGTTTAAGAACAAATGAATATGGAGTTACATTATCAACTCCAAGTGCTACATTCCACGATTGTTCTTTCAATAGTGCTTATGTTTACTCACCTTATGTAAGTGCTTTTGATAGTAGATTTTATCACGGATACTTAACAGCTCATGGTTTAAATTCCAATAACAAAGTTTATCGCCATTATGAAAGATGTTTCTTTGGTGGTGTTGATACTAATGGAGTTATAAAAACTCGCCATAACATTGAGTCAGCTACTTATATTAACTTGTATGTAAAGGATTGTAACTTTGAAAACAGACACTCTCCATTTATTTCTTATAATGGTTGTGATTTGGGAACAAACTCACTAACTTATTTCTATAACAATGTTGGTATTGGTGACGGTTATTGCCCAACAGCATTCTTTAATGGTGAAAATTCAAGACCTTTTAGTGTTGTAAGTGGTTTGTTGACTTGGACAGACGAAGTAGGAAATAGTAACTGGAGAGATGGTAAGACAACTTACAAGATGTCTCCTTGGCCTTCAGATGGACAAGTTCGTATGTTTGATGGTTCGTTAGGCGCTCAATTCGGATATGATGTTATGAGTACAACTTCTACAGGTGTATACTGTGTATTAAGTAGTAACTTCGTAAGACAATATGACAATAAAGTATATAACTTTATGGTTCAAACTTTCAGTGCCAACTTCAAACCTTATGGACCTCAAGGAACAAGTTACACTATGCAGTTATTTAATCCTTGGAACCAAGATATGGGTAAAGTTACATTAAATAAGACAGAGAGGGCTTAATTATGTTACAATTCTTATTTTCACCAACAAAGCAATTTTTATTCCCAAGTGGTAAGTTGCTTGCAGCTGGTAGAATTTATGTTTATTACAAAGACACAACTGATTTAGCACCTCTTTATGATGAAGATGGTGATTTTCACGATAACCCTATTGTACTTGATGTAAATGGTAGAGCAAGTGTAAAAGCAGATGATACTTATGAATACAGATTAGAAATTTGTAGTCCAGATGATGAATTGCTTTATACTTGTAATGCCTTTTATTCAGGTGAAGGTGGTTCAGGTGAATCTATTGTAAGACACGATTGGACTTTAACAGGTAATGGTACTTCACAGAGTTTGCTTGGAGTTAATCGTTATGCTAACTTAGCAGTAGAAACACCAGCATTAACAGCTTATAGTGGAACAGTAAATGATAAGAAAAGCTTAATTATTGGTTTAAATTCAGCATACTTGTTTTCAGCTATAAAAGATGGAACAAGTGCTTATACACCATTAAGTTCTTATTTACCATTTACAAGTGCAGTAAATAGTGCTTTAGATAATAAAGCAGATTGGAGTGCTGTTGAAGGATTTGCTACAAAGAACTATGTTGATATGGAACTTAGTTTTAAACAAGATAAATCTGATATGCAGTATTATTACCAAAAGTATGAAACTTCAAGTAGAGAAGAACTTGAAAATGCTTTTGCTAATGTACAGCCGGCTACCGCAATATTGACAAATATGACAGCACTTAATTATTCAGCTGCAGGTACAGTTAATACTGATACAAAGCATATCATATACTTACCAACTGATAATAGTGGTAGAAGACCAAAATATGTTGCTGGTTCATTTGATTGGGCTTCAACAGATGGTTATATTTCATTCTTCCCTGCAAGACAATTCTCTAACAGTGCTTATATGAGTTATATTGACAATAAACAATGTTGTAACTTTGGTGGTGGTTATGAAGATTCTTATTGGTGGCACAATCAGGCCTTCAACTTTACAGCTGGAGACAATGACTCTATGTACTGT